TGCACTGGCATGAATTTCTGCTTCTGCACTGGTTTCGGCAACAGCACTTACTCCGCCGCCTAGATCCTGTGATGCATGTGCTTCTGCTTCTGCACTTGCGCTGGCTTCTGCACTAACGGCAACTTCTGCACTGGCAGTGGCCATTGAACCATCAATACCAGCTTGTGCATCAGCGGTTACAGTAGCACTTGCGCCAGCTTCGGCACCTGCACTAGCACCTGCATTTTCATTTCCGGTTGATGCATCAGCAGTTGCACCAAGATCTAGCATGTTTGCCATGTTATTGTCCTATCTTTTTATCTAGTGACTTAGAAGCCATCTTGCTAATAAGTTCGTCGTCTTTTTGTTTCAGCTTTTCTTCTGGGGAAGTAGTCGCTATCTTGATTGAACGCGGATTAGCTTCTTCAACTCCTGGCAATCCTTTTAGCAATAACATGAGCTCATCTATACCCATGTTATTGCCACTGCGACGCAGATCAAAAAGCAATTGATTAGGAGAGATTTCATCCATTCCTGCACCCTTTGCAGCCAGTATGAGTCCAGACACTTCGTCTCTTAGATCATCCAGCTGTGCGTCAACTTCAAACAGCTTCATCTTTTAACCCACGGCCCAATGGCTCTTCAGCTGGCCCACTGGCAGCGTCCATTCCTGCAGTTGGATCGGTGGCATCATCTGTTGGTATTGTTGCATCGCCGCTGAGATCCGGTGCTGGCATTGCTGGTGACTGCCCTTGCAATACTGCTACTGCATCAGTCATACCATCATGTGCTGCCTTCATTGCATCAAGTGCTGACGTCAATGTGGTGTTTACAGATGTCTCAAATGCCTGGGCTTGTTCCATGCCAAATGCCATTTTCATTTTGGCAATGATGGGCATCATCTTTTGAACTTGCATGCTGGCCAAATCTTCTGCCATGCCCATGATATCATCGATCATGTCCTGTACTGCCAGGATCAACTGAGCTTGTTCAAGGTTTTCACCTGTTCCGCCCATTTCGTCAGCTTCTACAACAACGCCATTTTCAGCTGTTTCTTTCAAGAGCTGTTCAAGCATTGCTAGCTTTGTATAAGCAGGGTCTAGATGGAAATCGCTCTTAGAATAAAATTGCTCTTCTTTGAGTTTGTGAACTTTACGTAGCAGTTCAGATGCCTTGGCTGCATCAACATTTACGTTGACTCGGTGCTGGCTTTCTAAGAACTTACGTGCCTTTGTGTTCTTTTGTGGCTGTGATACTTCAAGATCGTTTAATTTCATGTTGATAACCTTCCTAGTGATATTTATGCTTGGTTAACTCAAATGTAAGAGCGCAAGGCTGTCTTAGCCGCTTTGCAATTTATCATTGCTTCTTCCATGCGTATAAGATAAAAGTCACGCTTGAATTCGTCAGCGTGATTTGATTTCAATCGCATACCAAATATAGCGGCATCGTTGAGATGATGCTGATATGTGTTATCCGATCTTAATATATTTTGTGTGTCTGAAATGCGGCTTTTTCGTTGGCTTGAATTCACTCTAACAACCGCCATTGCTGACATAAACAACCCTAGGTTTTCAGCTTCCTTGGTCCCAGTGTTTGCATTGTACACATCATAAAAATTCTTCTTCTTGCCAAGCCAGGGTTCGTTCTTGGTCTTAATTACCCAGCCATTTTCAAAAACAAACCTATCACCTTGGCGATGCGCAGATGCCACTAGCTTGCCTGGTGAATGAAAATCATCCTCTAATAAATTATGAGCACGGTCAATTGCTTCTCTTAGAGATTCAGCCAATTGCTTAACTTGTTTGCGTTTACGAGCCATGTGTTTCCTACTTGTTCATTCGCGCTACACGTTTGCTAACTGGGTTGAACCTCTTGGTTCTACGTGCCTTCATTTTGATCTTTTGCTTGAATCTACGTTGTGTGCGTTTCATTACAAAACGCTTCTTCATATCTATCTTCTTACCACAGCTGGATGCTTTGGCAACAGCACGGCCTTTTCGTTTACCCGAGGTACAACGAACTTTGCGCACCACCTTCTTACCACGACGTGCCCATACCAGCTTTGCTTCAACGATGACTTCATCTTCTGAGTCATCGAACATCTCGTATAATCTCATTTTCTTGCTATCAAATAACCAAGTGTAGCTAACAGGGCGGCGATAACGCTGCCAGCTGTAGTTACCAAAACTTTGAATTTGCTTTCTTGCCCTTCACGCACCATCTTTTTAAGTTCTTCAAACTGAGCGGAATTCTTCGCGCTCATGTTTTCCAGACGCTCTTCAATGGCATCCATGCGATGGCTAAGGGATTCGAACTTTTCTTCCAAGCGACGATATCTTTCAGCACATAAATCAACGTGTGCTTCTAGATTTTCCTTCTCGAGATTAGTAGCCATCGAGTTGGACTCCTTTGTATTGACACGCATAGTTAGCGTGGTCTAAGAGCCTGTAATTGTGCCTAAAGTGGGTGTAGTGTTGAGTCCAATGATGTGCCAAAGCGGAAACAATACCGCTGGATTATTTATCGAAAAGTTGTGTTTGAGTGGGTCTATTTTCTTTAACAAAATACAGGTTACGCTTACGGGCATCTTTGGTCTCCAATACGCTGGACGTCAGATCAACTGTTTCAGTTAGGTTGGTATGGATGGGGATACCATCGGCATCTTGTTTGAGTTCATTGATACCAACATATCCAACAGTTTCAATGGACCATGTTATTTTCCACACATCGCCGTTTCCTGTATACGTGGAGCTAAACTTGTAATTGTCAAGCGGTTGATCTATCAATCTTTCAACTTTTATATCTAACGGTTGTGTACGAAGACCAATGAACTGTAGGAATGTATTGAAGTTCTGATATTGTTGATAAGGCAAAGACTGTGCAGGATCATTTACCCCTGTACAAGTTATGTCTATCAGTGTGTAGCATGTAAAAAATTCCACGTTGCTGTGCCTTCATTAAGTATGCACTATTTAAGCCAGTGCTGTGGTCATGAGAAAGCCGCCTCTCGGCGGCTTTCAATTTACTACTCAGTCTAAGATTAAACTGCTGATGAGCTAACTGTGAAACCAGCGCCAGCTTCTACAACTGTACCAGATATGTCAATGTTGTTAGTACCAACAGATGTACCCAATGCACGAAGAGCTACTTGCAATGCGGCAGCTGAAGAGGCAGCGTGACCGTCACAGATTACATGGATAATGCCTGTTGAAGCGTTAGCAATGTCATAAGCGATTGTTGTAGGAATTGAACGGATGACCAATTCAATTGCTTCGTTTACTTCTGATTCTGGACGAAGATCAATAGCGGCTGCTGATACGTCCTTGACTGTAACCTTGTAGAAAGCAAGGCTAGCGCCTGGGGAAATAATGCCACCGTCTTCGGTACCTGCAGTACCATTTACACGAGTTGTTGTTGCCATAATAATTCTCCTTGATATGGAATGTTCTGAGAAGAGCTATGTCTTCCTGCTTTTATTTAGTCCTGATGCCTAAATCCTGCTGAGATCGTGTTTATTTGAACAGTTTCTTGGCATCTGGCAGCAGTGCTCGGCCCAGCCTATAACCGCCATATAAAGCTGCCGCTGCCACTGCTAGTGCTTTGATAGTATCAGCTTTGTTTCCGTGGTCCGGCGCATTGCCTTCGCTGTAGCCTTCTGACCTTGCCATGTCTTCCAGGAAGGGCTTGAGCTCACTGCGCTTGGCATGCAGATTGAAATACTGCATAAGTCTTGACATCACAAGGTTGCGCTCATGCGGGTTTAGTCCTGTCCAGTCCTGTGCCATCCTGCGCACAGACTTGTACATGATATTGTGTATGTTGAGCATGCGTTCTAGCTTGAGCAAGAAACGGGCGGCGTCAGTGCTGTCTATGCTACCTGATGCCATTCCATCTAGAAAAGTCTTGATCAACTGCTGATTGACATTTATAGTTTTACGTGTTTCTACATTGCCTGCTTGATCAGCCAATTTCTTGCTGATAGATCCTGTTGGGTTGACCAAGGTGTTGAGAGCAACATACAAGTCTGTTGCCATGTTACGCTCTTGCTTGAAGTTACCAAAGCTCATTGTGCGGTCAGCATAGGCCATGGCAGTTTGTTTGGTAAGAGGAACACAGTACATTACCCAGAGAGCCACAATACTCATATAAGCATATTCAGCAACGTCATTGACATCCATGCTGGTCACAGCAACCTTGCTTTTGAACAACTTGCTTTCTACAAATATACTGCTGTAGGCTTCGTCGATCTCTTGTTCTAAGTTTTCGTCTCTTTTCATATTGCTTCTCTCTATTAGATCTCGCCAGTAAATCTTGGATTGTCTGGCGCACTGCGGAAATTAGGATTAACGATTTTGCCAGCTGGTGTAACATATCCTTCGCCGCCGGGCTGACCATTAGTGCTTGCTGTGATGCCCAGCGTCTTGGCCATTTCACTACCATGTTGATTTGTCAGCTGATCGAAAACTTTATACTTGGCTCTTTTGAGCGCAAGGAACGTGCTCCAAAACAATTTCCATTCTGGTTTCTTTTGTATATCTGCAATCACGGCTTTCTGTGGTTCGCTGACCTTGGCAGTCAACAGCCAGTCGTTGAAGTCTAACGAATCATGGCTCTTGCCCAGCTTGACTGCATAGTTGTACATGATCTGTTTGAATGTGGTAAACTTGGGTGCAGTGAAATTTGAGATGGCATCAATTGCGGCAGCATTTTGCTTGACCATGCCAATCGCTTTGTCTATTTCGGCTGTGTCAATATCAACACCGCCAACTGGTTTTTGTATGTCTAATGAAATCAATCTAGGTGTGCTGTTGAGCATGGCTACTTCTTTAGGATCTGCAGGTGTCAGTCTAGGACTACCAAGCTCATCTGCTTTACCATGTACTGTGACAAATACTTCAGCTGTGGGCATTTTGCCGTACAAGCCCTTGGGGCTTACTGTGTAGGTAACTTTGTTGGGTGTAAACACATAGTTGCCGTTGGCATCTGGTTGTTGTTTACCAGTGAACATGATATCTCCTTTGAAGAAGCCACGTGTGCCTGCTGAGGCTTTTTCAAATACGTCCCATAGGGCCATGTACTTGTCGCTGAGCGCCTTGCGTACCTGTGCATGTTGGTCGTCAGTTTGATCTGGACGTTTGCGTCCTGTGTTCTGTATTTCCGAAGCCAGGTCTTCTTTTGGTAGTACCAGCTTCTTGGCCCATTGGGCATTTGGGATCAGGTAGAACTTGCCTTCATTGCTGTAGCCCCAATAGATGGCCATTGTGCCATCCCACTTGACAGAGCTTTCACCTGCATTGTCAGCAAGACGCTTTAGGTCTATCAGGCTACCAAGTCCGCCTTCGGCACCATCAACGATTAGGTAGTCTTCTATGTGCTGTAGGTCGCGACCAACTGTGGCTTCTTGGAGGATGCGCTTGTGTCCTTCGACTAGTAGATCATTAAATCTCATGGCTGTTTTGACTCTCGTATATAGCGCACACCTCTGCGGAACTTTTCCTGATCTCCGCTTTTCATGCTGTTAAACAAACGCTTGATTAGATCCGATGCGTCTTCTGGGGAGTAGTTAGACTCTATCAGTTTCAATAGGTTTTGTACACTGGCGATGGCCTGAACTGCTTTGCTTTCAACAAAGAAGTTGACGTCCTTTTGTGGAACTAAGTCGTTTATTTCTTGTAGTAGACTACGGGTCTGTTTCTTCATGATCTCTGCTCCCAAATGTATTTATGGCATAAATAAATCAATAGGAGGATTGTATCCCATGCAACCAACACAACAAATTAGAGACATAATCGACCGTTTGAGTTTATTAGAATCGGAATTAGGCGAAGCACCAGTTGAACAACCAGGCGTTGGCGCTAAAATTGGCGGAGCACAACCTGCTGGCGATGTAAACAACGATGCTGATAGTCGTGCCAAGTCACAAAAGGCAATGGCCCGCATGTACCAACTGGCCCAGAACGGACTTGTTGATAAAGGCCAAGTATCCAGCCTAAACAGCGCAATGAAAGCCATGATGAGCGGAAGCCCATTGAGCAGTCCACAGCGCCTTGTGATGCTAGACGTGATGCAAAGCCTAATGGACCTCATTGGTGATGATGCAAGTTTGGTATCACGCATCAAGCAGGACTTGGGCAAGCAAAAGACAACCACACCAGCAGTTTAACTCTGTCCTTGGGATGGTTTTTCCCAAGCTGGTGTACCAGTTGCTTTCTCCCATTTAGCAGGAGATGAATCAGGAACTTGAGGGGTTTTGCGTAGCATGGCCCTCAACTGTTCCGCACTAGCAACTCTCTTAACAACTGCGGCGTCGCTGGCAACACCAGGGACGCTTTTTTCTTGACCGTGTTGTTGTGTTTGCAATCTCTTGTACAGTACATCAGCATCACTTGGGCCATCGTCTGCATCTGGATCCATGTCGCTGATGCGCAAGCTCTGCACATTGAATGCCAGTTCCATCTTTTGTCCAACTGCGCTGGAACTACGTGTCTTCATGAACTGAATCTGCACACGCCCACGTTCGCGCAACACAATACTGGAGAAAATACCAAACACGTTGTCTGCTGTCTGGATTTTACTCAAGCCACCTGCAATGTGACTGTGATCAAACTCCACTGTTTCAACAGCACTACGATTCAACTGCGACGCTGTAACCAACAACAGATTGAGCTGGATGGACAAGTTACGCAATTCTTCTGATACCAGCTTGTCTTTGATAAACAAGTCTGCCACACTGATCTTCTGCCCTGCTGGCATCATCAAGTCAAGATAATCAACAATGATAGCGTCAACTTTCTTGCCAGTCTGTACCTGGAATTCCTTTAGCCATGCTCGCAAGTCGTTGATAGTGATACCATTGGGCAACTGTACTACCTGCAATGCGCCTGCTTTCTTACCTGCCATCTTGACTTTGAGTTCAACGTCATCTATGTTGCGGAATACTTCTTTGGTGGGCATGCCTGTGACCATGCTGTCAAGTCGCAAGCTGGTCAGTCCTTCGCTCAATTCCAAACTAAAATAGATCACATTGTGACCTTGTAGACTCCAGTTCAGCGCAATGTTCTGCAAGAACAGAGATTTGCCTGCACCGGATCCACCTGCAAAGATATTGAGCTCGCCTCTGTTGAATCCGCCATACAGCTTTTCATCCACAGTCTTCCAACCTGTGCTGACCTGTCCATTGGCATCCTTAAGTATGCCAAGACGAGCACGTGGATCTGCATAGTAGTCTGTACCAAAGCTCTTGGCAAGTCCAATCTGTGTGGCTTCACGGATCAGTTTCTCTACGCCACCATACTGTTGCTTTTCCAACATGTCGGCACTCTTAAGGATTGCCTTTTCCAGTGCCTTGTACCTACAAAACTGTTCAAACTCACTTAGGAACCAATCAGCATGCACATTTGCGGTTGGATCAATCTGCTGTAGGTTTGTGCCACATGTGGCATTGACCTGTTCTGCTGTGGGAACCATGCTGTGTTGATCCACATACTTCTTGATAAAGTCTGCGGCAGGATTCAACCTACGAGAGAAGTAGTCAGCTTCTAAAATACCTTGGCATCTACTGGCCAGTTCTCCATTGCCAATCAAGAACTCCAAGAACAACTTTTGCAAGTCATCTGAGTACTCTTTAATTTCATGCTGTTCAGCCATCAATTCTTCCTTAACATAATTTTTATCTTCAACGGATTATCTTGTCTCGATTGTATTATACTGTTTAGCGTTACCACTCGGCCATACGCTTTAGTCGCATCTGCGCAATCCTTTATTCCGTTATCCCAGTCTGGGAATGCCACGCTCCATCCTAATTCTATCGCACGTTCTGCTAGCCGGGTTCCACTACGATCCTTATCTGGCACTACGATGGGTTCAACA